TCGACGTACTTAGGCGTTCCGCGGGAGTGGCTGGGGGACCGATTCTTTGAGGACGCCGAAAAGCTGAAAGCAAAAAATGAAATGGACTACCGTCATGAATACCTCGGCGAAGTCACCGGGACCGGCGGGGCTGTTTTCGAGAACGTGGAAGACATGGAAATGTCTGACGAGATGGTGGCCAGGTTTGACCGCCGGAGATACGGCCTGGATTTTGGCTTTGCCGTCGATCCGCTGGCGTTCGTGGCCATGCATTATGACGCTAAGCACGAGGTTTTATATATTTTTGATGAGCTGTACCGGCAGAAATTGACCAGCAGTCAAACAGTTAAAGCAATCATCCCCCGCGTCCATGGCGGCCGCATCCTTGCCGATTCGGCAGAGCCGAAATCAATCGCCGAGATGGGTGCCTTGGGACTGCGTATTTCCGGCGCCCGGAAAGGGCCGGACAGCGTGGAATTTGGGATGAAGTGGCTCCAGAATCGGAATCACATCTACATCGACAAGCGGCGCTGCCCGAACACATACAAAGAGTTCGTTACCTATGAGTATGAACGCAACAAAGACGGGCAGTTTATCAGTTCGTACCCGGACGCCGATAATCACAGTATCGACGCCTGCCGCTATGGGCTGTCAGAGGTTATGAACCGGGATAAGATAGTCGCGAAGCGTGTCAACTATTAGGAGGAAGCTATATGGATTACCAGCTGCTAAAGGATGCCTACTATGGATCAGGCGGATTCTCTACAGGCAGTTATCTGAATAAGCACAAGCGCGAATCGAATGAAGATTATCAGTTCCGGAAGGTGAATGCCTATTATCTCAATTATTTTGCGCCGATCGTCAACGCGCTGGTCGATCCCATCTTCAAACGGCCACCGCTGCGTGACTATTCCGGACCGGCCGCTGCGACGGTCAAGGCCTTTTTAGAAGATGCGGACACGAACGGCGCTGACATTCACATGTTCATGAAGCGGGCAGCGATTATGGCCAAAGTCTACGGAGTGGCGTTTCTGGTGGTCGACAATGTCCGGGACAAACAGGCCCGGACGCTGGCCGAAATGTTGCAGCACCGTGAACTCCCCTATGCGTATATCCTGGGACCGCAGAACTTGCAGGAGTACGGTGTCGATAAGACGGGGGCGCTGCTGTATATTCGTTTTCAGGAGATCTCCAGTATTAAAGACGGTGCCGTACAGTATCCTGCAAACTCAAATCAGCAGTCTGATCCAAGAGATGTACCGTATGGCTAACTTATCTTTTGTCATCAATACATCGCGAGATACCAACAGCGGTATCGCCAGACAATGGGAGTTTGAGCGGACGAACCAGCAGCTGGCTAACTTTGCCATGCAGTGTGCTCGGGCAGAGGAGAATGTGGTTTCGCTGGTCGCGCAATGGGTAAACAGCGACATTACGTATACCGTCGGGTATCCGGATGATTTTGGCGTTGTCGATATTGCGGAGCAGTTGAAGCAGGCGCAGCAGGTGCTGGACATGGACCTGGTGGACGGGATGAACGTGGAAGTGTTGAAAAAAGTTCTGTCGGCGTACTGCCCGGATATTCCAGGTGAGCGTTTTGATGAGCTGGTGGAGCAAATGGAGAAGGCACGGGACGACGCGGCAAACCGGGAGCCGGGGCCTGCCGGAAAGGAATAACCTATGGGCAGTCCTATTCAGGCGATTTTGACCGCGTTTTCTCTGGCATACCGGGAGAAAAGCCAGAAGGTTATCCTGCTGGTCGCATCGTATCTGGCTGACGGGTATTCCGTTTCGGACGCCGTAGACAAGGCCATGCAGGTCGCAGCAGTTTCATCGTTTCTGGCGGCCACCGTGCGAGATGCCATACAAAACGCTGCAGCAGTTGGCGCCGGTGTGGCGGACATCCCGCTGCTGCCGGAGCTGACTGGCGCCTGGGATAGTTCCGGGATGACGCTTTCTGAAAAATTGCACGGAGTGGACACGGAGATGCGCCGGGCGATAGTGTCCACGATCAAGGCGCAGCAGCGATTGGGGGTACATGCGATGCAGGCGGCCCGGGCCTTGTATAATGGGTATACGGCCGGCCATGTTGTACGCAGACAGCCGCTGCCGGAGTACCTGCAACAGATAGTTGCTTTTACCCGCCGGGCATACCTGACTGAGCCGGACAAGAAAAAGCTGCAGCAGCTGATCCGGAAAGCGGCGCGACAGACAGAAGCGATCAGCCGTGACGGGGCCCCGGATAAATCGCTTCAGACGGCCTACAGGCAGCTGTTAGACGCTGTCACGACAGCCAATGCCAAGGCCATGGAAAACGCCGTCAGAACGGCCGTAGAAGAGAAAAGCCGTTATGTAGCAGAGCGTATCGCCCGGACAGAAGCAGCCAGGGCATGGGCCGACGGATTTCATGCGCGGTATGACAGCGATGATGACGTCATTGCGTATCGCTGGCAGCTTTCCAGCCGGCACCCGCATTATGATATCTGCGATATGTATGCCCGTGCCGATCTCTGGGGGCTGGGCCCCGGCGTCTTCCCGAAAGATAAGACGCCTATACTGCCGGTTCATCCGCACTGCCTCTGCCATCTGTCCCTCGTGTATGTCACGGAGCTAGCCGGAAAACAGGAGAAAGATAATATAAAGGCCGGCGGGGACCGCTATTTACAGAGACAATCCCACCTGAAACGCTGCCAACTGATGGGGATTGAAGGGGCGCATGCCTGGGAGCAGGGGCGGACTGACTGGCGTCAATATATGCGAAATTGGTCATCAAAATTCTTTGCATCCAGCCGTTTGATTGCGTATAATGAACCTACGGGGATTGGTCATTGGGAAACTAATGAAAAAGGGCATTTCGTTCCTACCGTTAGTATTCCTTTGAAAGATAGGTTCTCTGTCCCCCGAGTTTCGGCCCCAAATGCAGTTATAGAATATGGAAGCCATAATGGGAGAAATATCCGACAACGAAATTTAGCGCTGTATGATGAACATGGTTTTTTAACTAAATTGTTTCATGGGGGCCCTCATAATAATTCAAAGAAACACCCTTATGGTATTTACGGGGAGCACGTACATGAATTCCCGATCGAAAACGGAAATGTTAGTTTCAAGGAAAAAACAACAAGAGGATTTACTTTAGAAGAAAGGAGGCTTTTTAATGACGATTGATGAATTCAAAGATATGTTGTGGGATGATTTTGTGTGTGATTTACCTGACATTAAATTTGCAATATATCCAGGGCTTGAAAAGAAGGGGTATATTTCGGCTACAACTGACATTAATGGTAGTACGGATGCACCCCTGCAAAACTTCAAAGATTTTAATGACCTTTTAATGTATTTTCATGTTAACGGGAAGCCTCTAAAAGAAATCATTCCCTTAGTTGACGCAGCAGCGCTTACCTGACGTAAGCGCTTTTTTGTTGCAACTTTATATCTTGTCTTTTCGCCGCCAGACGCGGACCGCAGACGTAAAAGAACGGTTCTTTTTTTATACCCGGGAGGTACAACATGGCGTATACACTGGAACAGATTTACGAAGCATTGGGGAAAATCGAGAATGGCGGTACGATGGTGGCGGATTTGCAGGACGCGATTCGCGGAGCCCGTGACGAAGCGGCAAAGAGCCGCATTGAAAAGAATAAAATTCTCGACGCGCTCAATCTTCGTAATGGAGGAGACCCGGACGGAAACCTTCAGAACATCGTAGCGACACTTACTGCACTCCAGGCAGCTGGCGGCGACCCGTCGAAGCTGGGCACGCAGGTCGAGGCGCTGCAGGCACAGGTCAAAGACCTGACCGATAAGTACGCAGCTAGTGAAAAGACGGCGGCAGAAGAAAAAGAAAAGCGTATTCAGACGGCGATGAAGTCGCAGGTCCTGGCGGCCCTCACAGACGGCAAAGCCATTAAGCCGGACGTCTTCACGCAAGTGCTGCTCAGTCATATCAGCGCTAAAGACGATGGCAGCCTGGTCTACAAAGAGGGGGACAATGAGGTCTCTATTGCCGACGGCGTGAAAGGCTGGCTCAGCAAGAACCCGTGGGCGGTGAAAAATGACAGCCGCTCCGGTAGCGGCGAGGCTGGCGGCGGCGGAACGGGTTCCGGTGGCAAAGCGTATACGATGGAAGACCTAAAAGGCATGACCCGTGCAGAAATCAATGAGCACTGGGGCGAAATCAGTAAAGGTATTGATAAAGGAGATGGAAACTAATGGCAATTTCAACGTTTATTCCAACCATTTGGGAAGCGCGCTTACTGGCGCACCTGGACAAGGCGCTTGTCTATGGGAATCTGTGCAATCGGGATTATGAAGGCGATATTTCGCAGGCCGGGGACACGGTAAAGATCAACCAGATCGGCGACATCGCCGTGCGGGATTACAAGAAGGCGGAAGACATTACTCTGGATGATGTGGACGGCACGCCGACGACACTCAAGATCGACCAGCAGAAGTATTTCGGCTTTAAGGTCGATGATGTAGATGCCGCCCAGGCGAACGTCAATCTGATTGATGGAGCGATGCAGCGGGCGTCTTATGCGGTTCGTGACGTCGTAGACCAGTATATCGCGGCGTTCCACAAGCAGGCCGGGGTAACGGATGGCCTCGGCTCAGATACGAAGCCGCTGGCCCTTACCACCGCCGCCCAGGCCTATGAGGCGTTGGTAGATATGAAAGGCGCGCTGGATGACCAGAACGTCCGCGCTGACGGTCGTTTTGTCGTGGTCCCGTCCTGGTTCTACGGGCTGATGCTCAAGGACAATCGCTTTGTTGCGGCCGGCACGGCAAAGACGGACGCGGTGCTGACGAACGGCTTCATCGGTACGGCGGCCGGGTTTAGCATCTACCAGTCTAATAACGTGCCGAACACGGCGAAGGCGAAGTATAAGATTCTGGCCGGTACAACGCAGGCAATTTCCTACGCGTCGCAGATCGCCAAGACGGAAGCCTTCCGGCCGGAAAAATCGTTCTGCGATGCCGTAAAAGGGCTGTTTGTTTACGGCGCCCAGGTCGTGCAGCCGAAAGCGCTGGCGTGCATGACGGCGAACCCGACGGCAGGCGCATAGGCGTATGGATCTCTACATTGAGGTCCACGGGCTGGAAGAAGCCTTGTCCCGGTTAGACCGCGTTTCGGCCGGGGCCAAGGCGCAGCTGCGGCAGGCGATGCAGATGGCCGTGCGGGACATTCAGGAGGAAGCGAGAAGCAAGCACCGATTTGTCACGCGTACCGGTGAGGCGGAACGGTCCATCACTACTGCGGTCGAATCCGGGAGAGATACCCTTGTTGGCACTGTCGGCACGACACGAAAGGTGACGGTCTACCTTCATCAGGGGACTCAGGGGCATGTGATTCGGCCGAAACGAAAGCTGGCGCTGCGCTGGACAGCAGGCGGTCAGTTTGTATTTGCCAAGCGGGCCTATCATCCGGGAACCCGGCGTGATCCTTTTATTTTTGACGCGGCGCGCAGTCAGGAGCGGCGTGTTGTCGGGCGTTTTGAAAGAGCCATACAGCGCGTGATGGAAGAGGTGAGGTAATGGAGTTCGTTACACTGGCTGATATTACGGATAATATCCTGACATGCAGAGACGAAGATATCGCCTTTGCCAACGATTACCTCCATCGGCTGGCCGTATCATTCAGTCTGGCCGATGAGGAAATTCGGCTGCCGCCTGCGCTGTCTGTCAAGCAGCTCGGCAAGGCGATTGCCTGCCGGGAGTGCGCGGCGTCTATGGTGGGCTCAGATACGACGGTCATGGTAGATGGCAGCCGTTCGGAAGATGTTTATTTCCAGAAGTATAAGATGTACGTTCAGCTGGCCAAGGACCTGGAAAGTCGGCTGACCTATGCCGATTTTGCCGTGACCGGTACGGATGGCAGCGGGAAGGGGGGTGTCGGGGTAATCCGCTTATCCCGCGCATGATGAACCGATTCCGACAAATTGCGAATGAAATTTGTGAAATCCTGAAAGAGGAATTTCCGGATATGGTATGGCTGAACGCCGTAGCCGGACCGGCCTACCCTAAGGAGCTGACGGGGTATATCTGCTGCGATTCCATCGCGTACGAGCCATACAGTAAGGAAAAGCGGCAGGCCTCGGCGGTGTTTACGATTGAAATTATCTCCCCGAACCCTAAGGGCAAGGAGAACGACGCGCAGTATATTGAGGACCTGGCGATGGAGGTCGGTGACGTCCTGCGTGAAAATGAAACGATTGACGGCTGGGCGGAAAATAGCAATGTCGATAAAGTTGTCTTTGCCACGCCGGCAGGGATGACGAATATCGGCCTGGCCGTTTTTCAATTTACCGTTACGTACACAGATTAGGAGGATATAGCATATGGCACGTAAATTTGCAACACCTACCAATACCGGCTCGGTCGCTACCGCCGGGAAAGATTATCTGATTTATTTGAATACAGGCGAAACGGAAGCCGCCCCGGTATGGACGCTTCTCGGTGGGCAGCGCAGCGGCGATCTTACCCGTAAGGCCGATTCGATCGACGCCAGCAATAAGACGTCCGGCGGATGGAAATCGACACTGGCCGGACTGCGCGAATGGAGTATTGACCTGGAATCGGTCGTTATCCTCAGCGATGCCGGGGCCCAGTTCCTGGAAGACGCCTTTAATGAGGGGCAGCTGGTTAATGTTAAATTTGAATACCCGGACAAGAAATACCGTACCGGTTGGGCCGCTGTCACGGACCTCAGCCTGTCGACGAAATACGATGACGCGGCCACCATTAAGGGGACGCTGTCCGGCAATGGCGCGCTGTCGGATTTGAAGAACGCAGCCGGCGCATAAGGAGGGGGCCCTAAATGCAGAAAGTACCGTTTGAATTATTCGGCGAAGGCCAGTACCTGTATTTTAACGTCGCGCGCCTGGCGCAGCTGGAGCAGGCGTGTGGGTGCGGCATCAGCAATATCGTCAGTAAGCAGGAGCTGAACCTGGGCGTGTTGATCAAAATTTTCATGATCGGCCTGGGACAGCATAAGAAGCGAAATGAGCTCTGGTATGCGCAGCGGATGCAGGAGCTGCTGGACGACGGGGCCAGCCTGGAAGAGGAGTTTTACATACCGGCAGTGAAAGCGATTGCCGGTAGCGGCATTCTGGGCAAGGCGGCATACTATGCGGCTTTCCCGGAGGAGCTGACGGATAAGGCGGCGCAGGACGTAGAAGACGAAAAAAAAGAGTAGAGGCGGAGGGGGCTGCGGATAAGCCGCCCACGTCTTTTTATGAGTGGCTGGAATGGGCAGAAACGCAGGCATACGGGCCGTTAGCGCTAAAGCCCTGGGAGTTTTACCGACTGACACCGATGGAGCTGTATAAGCTGATTGACGGATATCAGGCGCGCAGGGAAGACGGGGCCTTTATGGCTGCCTGGTTTACCAGCAACATGATGAGCGTGCACACAAAACATCCCGTGCCGGCTAAAGAGCTGGTGCGGCCGTTCCTGCACGAGAAGACCAGCGGGGAGCTGCGCCGCGAACGGGAAGAATTTTTAAAGTCGTTTACCAGACAGCGAGAGGAGGCGGGATTAGATGGCGACCGTAGCGAGTATCTTGATCCGGATCGGAGCGAATAG